CTTGCCAAAGGCGAAGTGGTTGAAAAAGATACCGGGAATCCTTCCGGATCACCACTTACGATTGTGGATAATACCATGTTGAAGTTCAAGTTCTTTGCCTATGCCTGGCTGATGCTTTGGCTTGAGCATTATGGAAATCGACTCGAGTCATTCCTCCAAACACAAGAGTGTGAGTATATCTTTTACATATCGAATGTGTCGGCCGCCTTGATTGGCGATGACGGCTTATGGTCGGTATCCGTAAGAGCCCGGCTGGTTTGGAAACCAGATAGAATTCGCTCGTTCCTCGCCACTATATTTCTGCGAGTAAAGTTTGAATTTGACGAGCCGAGAGTGTTCTGGGAACTAGAGTATTGCTCTCACACTACAAAAAATTATTTCGGTTGCTACGTGCCTGTCATGGATGGCGAGCGTGCATACGCATCACTAGCTTGGAAAGGTGAGTTAATTACTACCACCCCCGGGCGAAAGGAAATTCGCATGCAGCCACATTATACACTCCAACGTGTTCTTGACATTCGACGCGAAGCATTCTGGAACCCAGAGATTTACGATTTCTGCGAACGATATGCGAAATGGATTTTCTCAGAGTATGAACACATTTTGCGCTCCCCAGCACCTGAGGGGCCCCTCGCTGGAAAGGCGACGCAAGATATTTTACAGTCCTGGTTGCCGCACAGCAGCCTGGTGTCGCTTTATACTATGAAGGAGAGCGCAGAAAAACAATCGCGTTCAATCGTTTTGGAGGCACTCGCGGCTAACCATGGAGGTGCCTCAACGAATAAAGAGAGGAGATCCAGCTCCACTTTTATGTTCGCTGAAAAACTTAAACTGTCTAAATCGAATGGCTCTCGGGCCGATCGCATTTTCAGAACAGTTACTGCGCCAGTACGCCACGTCTTCGACAAGGCTATTGAAGCAGGACTCGATACCTTTGGGTACGAGCATCACCATACCTTCAAAAGAAAACAAGGGGCTCCAGAGCAGCACGGATTCTTCAATACCATGCCGCGAGGAAGTCACAAGGGTTCCAAGAAGGGAAGTACCAAGAAGGCCGCGAAGCAGATTATTAAAGAGGTCAAAAAACAAGAGCGACGCGGCTCTTCAAAGAAAAGGCGAGGAGGCAGCCGTAAGGGATCTCGAAAGGGATCGCGAAAAGGCTCTCGCAAGAAAAATATTCGCGGCCAGATTCGCGCGCATCGCCAGCGCAAATACGGGTTGGGATCACCAAG